TGTTTATTCACTTATAAATATAGACTTATTCAAATTCTACATAACCATTTTCAAGATAAAAGATATAATTACCCTTGAATATATCATATAAACGATTAGCTATCTTAGTAATCTTGGGAGTTTTAACATCTACCATTTCTCTAATGTAAATATAAAGTGCCTTTTTATTAAAAATATCTATATTTTCTCTTTTACGAAACAGCTCTAAAATAGCATCAGCAATCTCAGCATCATTCTTTTTAGGAAATAACACGTAAATGTTTTTTGTACAATAGATTACAAATTCATCAATATATTTAGATAAGGGATCTTTATTAGTACCTGGGTCGTCCATACTGTAAGTATGTCTATCATCTTTAAATAATTCATCTACTGGGGCTTTATGTACACGTTTTTTGTAATTCTTTTGATTTTGGAGAATTAGATAACGTTTAGTAATAGTACCAAAGTAGGAATAGGCTTTAGCACCTCTTGTAGGATCAAATAAATGGATTTTAGATAATAAAAAACAAATTACTTCATGTTGTAAATGTTCAATATCATCTACTTCAGTATAATAAAATTTAAAAGTATGAATAATATTTTCCGTTAATTTAAAAAACGGATAATGGATTTCTCGTTCATATATTTTTGAACGATTGATAAAATCTAGTTCGTTATTGTATCTTACAATAGCATTTTCTGTATCTTGTGTAAAATAATTTTTCTTGGATCTAGGGGGCATATTGAGGGGTTACTTTTTTTCAAGCTTAAACTCGTTTAAGATATCTTGTAACCCTTTTATTTGTTGAAAGAAAAACCCTACTTCATCATCGCTACTAAATGAACCTTTGGCATCTACTTCTTTCATTTTTGCTTCTGCAACCTCTATTACTCGTGATAATTTATCTAGGTAATCTAAATAAACTGCGAGGATATCTTCTTGTTTTTCGAATTTACGAAGGAGATTAAATGTAGTAAACCCTAAGGCAACTACTAAAACTGATAATATAACAATAGTAATAATCATAAGTTATCTAATAAATTTCTTAAACCTTCACTTTTGATTGAACCCAATGCTTTCTGCTGTTTGCTAGTGCTCTTGGGCTTGTCCGTTAAGGTAAAATTCTTGTTTTGTCCATCCACGTTACCTTTAAGTTTAGGTAACCACTCACGTTCAAATTCTATACGTGCAGCCATCATATCGGCCTGGTGTAGTATAAATGGTAGTGAAGTACGTGGTTTTTGTTCGGGCATATACGCTTTAAGATATTTTTCATTAGCCGCGTCGTATAACCCATCATGCGTTTGTATCGCGAGCATTTCGTTAAAAGTATAGATTATACCATGTGACTGGAGCATGAATAAACCACGATCTGGAACGGAAGCAAATGGTACTTTAGTGTTAAATTTATAATTTTCACCTAATTTATCTTTTCTCCACTTATCATCCTGGGGGATGTATGATTCTTCGTTTTCATCACCCATTTTACCTAAATCGTGATTAATAGCAGAAAATATTAACTCCTCCTCAGTAAAAGTAGACATATCGGCACCTTCCGCACTCCACAAATCTGCTTGTTTACGGGAGCAACGCACTACACGATTAACGTGTTCAACATATCCACCCGGGAATGCATTGTGGTACTCTTTTTTGTGGGCAGCCGGCATTAACATAAGACGTTCTTGGTATTTAGCATAGAAGTCAAGCATAGCTTGTTTTCTATCTCCCGTAATATAGGTATTGATGTTAGAGATAAATGTATCCCAATTTCCTTGGATTTGTTCTGCTGTTAAATTCATAACTTTTATTTAGTATTATTAACGTCCGTACACGGTTTCTTCTCTTTCAATCATTGTGCTAAGATCACTCATTTGGTCATCAATCTCATCAATTAATTTATGGATATCTTGAGTGGTAGTACCTTGACGGGTAATCATAACTCGGATGGCTTTTAATTTACCATCAATACGATTCATCTTGTCTACAAATAGTTGCTTGTTTCTCATTTCATTTTATTTAAATTACATCTCGGGAGACGTCTCGGGACATCATATCCCTTATCTCTCTCTCCCTCTTTCTTTCCTCTGTATCTCAAATATACTAAAGAAAATTTACGGAATCACGTTTAACTTTAAGGAATCTTGGATTTTTTTAATATGAGCACACTTTTCATATGATTCTTTTTTTTCCCAAAATGAAAGTGCTAAACTACATGCCGTAATAGTATATTGATCTGAAAACATCTTCATAGCATCAACCCCCTGTTCTGATATAGGATTAAAATCTTTAAGATAAGCCCAAGCACGAACATGAGTAACAAATTCACCGGCATCTTCTTCAAAATCTATCTTTTCAGCTAATTCAGGCATCATTTTTATAAACTTATCCATCTTATCCTCCATATTCCTCTGATTCCAGATAATTTTCTTAAACATTCCAAGTTTAAAAGCTTGTGTTTTTTGTAAATTAGCTAAAAGGATATCCTTAGATTCGGGCATTTCAAAATTGCTAAAAAGTTTTTCTGGGTCTATCATTATATATTAGCTTCAACTTCTATCTTACCACTCTTCCAAATTGTCATTTTAGTTCTATACCAATCATCATTATAGGTAAATTCTATTCGACCCTTAAGTAATTTTACAACACTAAGATCATACTCATCCATCCAGTTATGGACATCTTCTTTAGAAAACGTCCCTTCTACATAATATAGATGAGCAATCGTAGCGTATTCTTTTATTTTAGTTTCTGTCTTCACGTGTATAAATATATATAATTTCGAAGTCGGGGCCTGATGTGGTTGTGGTATAGTAATGCATTATATCGCGTTATTTATGTAAATATATCGTGGTTTTTTGTTTATTTATCCTATTTTTTCTATTAACCAATTAACGGGGGGGTCTATACTATTTGATTCATCATTAAAAATCTCATAACAAATGTCAAATAATTTACTATATTTACTTTCTATAATAGACATTTGAAATTCTTCCCTTAAACTACTAATAGAAGAATATAAAATTAGTTGCCTTATATCTACAAATCTGTAGCTATTTTTTAACCCCCAAATATGTCTTGAATTATCCATTCTAAATTGTAATTCTTCTGTTGAATCTAACTTAGGCTCCCAATCACTTAAATCATCAACCCCATCAACCCAGGTTTTATAAGTACTATCAAAAACAAACCCAACATCTAATCCCATTTTCTCCACTAAAGTAGGAAGTAATCTTTGTTCTATAAATACAGTATCGGCGCTATCTGGATATTCAATTTTATCTTTATTATTTTCAATTACCTGTATTACCCAATCATACCATTTATTAACCATTTCTTGATTGTTTATATATAAAAAAGCAGCATTAGTAGGTAAAATATCCCAATCATACCCTTTTAATTCATCCTCAGATAAAAAGGTTGAGGGTAATAAATATGTTTTATAGAGTTGATCCTCTTTGAAAACTTCTTTGTGGTATAAAATTAAATCTTTATTTAAATCTAACCCTAAATCTTTTTTTATAAATAAATCAGTATCTAAAACTACAAATTTTTCATCTATTTGACTTATATGTTTAATAGTATAAATTTTACAAAAACTCCAATATTTAGAAAGATAATTTTTATATGGGATATTTTCAAGTAATTCAACATTTATTTCATCATAACATTTATCTAAATTCCAAATTTTAAGTGTATTTAAAAACCTTTTATTGCAATATAGTTTAATAGGACCAAACTTTTTTTTCCAAAATAAAGCAGAGGTTAATTGAACCATTAAATCAATTTCACGGTATTTTTCAAATTCCTTACTTTGATAATATATATGATAACCTGTAATATTTTTCATTAGAGTATTCATTTATAGACAAAATAAGGCTCCTCTATTGAGGAGCCAAATTTTATTTACTATTTTGTAAAAATATAAGAATTTATCCAAAAGTATATTGGACTGATTCACCTGTAAAAGGAGATTCGAAAAATGCTCCTTCCATAACAATTCTTCTATACCCACCACTTGATGGTGTTTGGTTAGTACTAGCTATTGGAGTTGCAAATAAATCCTTATAAGCAGCATCTAACCCAAGATCTGAAGCTGGAACAGCACCTTGTAAACCAAAATTATCTACTTGAGTTTGGGTAAATAAAAGGAATCCTCCTCCACCATTATTATTATAATCAGATACAAAATCCGTATACTCAGCATCCTCAGTAACAACCATTCTATCTAGAGCACCTTTATATTCAACAGAATCAACAGTAACTACATTTGCTGAGTATGGACTACCTTGAAAGTTATTTAAAATTGCTTGGTTGGATTTTGGAAGATTACTACTGGAATTTCCAGGCATCCAATATTCAATTACTCTATAATCCCCACCAGGGTGAGAACCGAGATAATTGTTTACATCATCTGCATCACTAAAATAGAAGCGAGCAGTAGTAAAATTACTAGTAAAATCTAGGGTTCCAAAGGTGTTATTTGCAAGTAAATACTTACCATCACTAATTCTTTGAACCGCGCAAAAGTTATAAGCCATAATTTAATTTTGTTTATATAATTCGTTTAATCTCCAACGACCCTCACCTAAGGTATCTAAAAAATTTATTACTTCGTTTTCACTAATAAAATCTTTATTATCCCCAATACCCCAGGTACCATCGTTTTGATAGGTTTTCCCATCACTTGTTCTTTGTACGTTAAAAATTTTTAATGCCATTATTATCCTACAACATATTCTTTAACCATTCTATATACCCCCGATGCTTTAGAGCCAACCACAGCACCAACATCACCTCTTGATGCTAATGAACGTGCAGACCCAGCACTTCCCCAATTTCCACTATTATCTAAATAGTTTCCATCACTTGTTCTTTGTATTTTATTTCTTCTAGTAGCCATATGCTTTTATAATTTATTTTATTGAACAAAAATAGGATTTATACGATAAATCTCCCCATTAATAGGAAGTGCATCTATAACTGCTCCTATAGTAGAATATTCATTTTTAAAGTCCCTAGTATAGTCTACTACTATTCTATAATTAGTATCCAAATCAGAAGTATCAAATACAGGATCTCTTGGTAGTTCTAATGGGTTACCACCCTCACCTTGTAGGACTAACCCATCAGATGTTCTTTGGACATTGTATGCTTCGTATGCCATTTTTAAATATTTTTATATTTTATACAGTCATACATATGAAAAGGAGATAAAAAACAATAAAGTTCTTTATCTCCCTTTGTAGAAGATGTAGGATTAGAACCCACGGTACCTTGCGGTACGCTGGTTTTCAAGACCAGTGCATTCGACCACTCTACCAACCTTCTAAATATGTGGTTTTATCCACTGTAGTCAAGATGGGACTTGAACCCATATGTGACCAATTACTCTTTCTACAAGGTATAAGCTTGAGGAGATACATGACTATTTTTAGTGAACCCGATAGGGGTCGAACCTATAACCGTCGCCTTAGAAGGGCGATGCTCTATCCAGTTGAGCTACGAGTCCATGTTAAAGAACATACATTTTGTACACCCGGCCGGAATCGAACCGGCACTCCACAATCGGAATGGGATTTTAAGTCCCACGTGTCTACCTATTTCACCACGGGTGCGTTAATTTAGATGAGATCATCTCTCTCACCATCCAATTCTTCGAGTGCTTGAGTTAAACTTATTGCTCGTGACTGCATTTCGTTGAACATACTAACTACATCTATAACATTTGGGTTTTCTGGGTGGTATTCCCATAGTTCATCGATACGATCTTCAACTTCAATGAGGTCGTTTATTAATTGTGATTTTTCTGATTTCATATCCTTTATTTTATTTTATTGGGTAAATATACGAAAAATATTTTATCAAATCCTATCTTCTATTGCGATTTGTAAAGCAAGTTTAGGAGAAGCATAGGGGTGGTCTTGCATATTTGCAAGTGCTTCAAAAATAATTTTTACTCTTTCATCTGATTCAAATGCCATTTCAACATAAGATGTAAATTCTTGATCCATTTCGTTGTAATTCATAACTTTTAATTTAAAGATTGAGTATATGTGGTTTCCATAAATTCGCTAAATTCGCTGTTAAAATCTTCGAGCATATCACTTAGCGCTGCGTTGTAGCCCCGCATGTATATGCGCTCATTCCCGCTGTATTCCCGCGAAGGTAGCAACGATTCTATCATATTTTCCGCAATTGTTTCTTCTAAAAGATCTTTAAAATTTTTCATTTAGCCTTTATAATTAATTCTAAATTATTTTCGTCGAACTTAATACCTACAACTTCATTACCATCTTCTTCTACTTTTCTAATGAATTTATTTAAATCAAATGAACGGAAGAAAATTCCCCCTTGAGCATTATCTTCAAATCCTTCTTTCCAAAATACCTGACCTTCAAACATTACCTTTATTTTTATTATTATACCGTAAATATACGAACAAATCCTCGGGTAGCCTAATTTTATATATATCTTTCCCCAAGTTCTTTTACGGTTTTCTTTGCTTCCTCTAAAGGTATCTGGAAAAATTCACGATTACTATTTAATCTATTAGCTTCTAATTTATGATGTACTTCCTGCTCCAGACCAAATCCATCATAGCAATGAAAAGCCCATTCTACTTCATAAGGTAAGGCAACTCCCGTGGCATTTGAAATTTGCTTAGCACGTTCATCCGGGGTATTTTTAGTATAACCAATTTTATAAAGGTTAGGTTGTGTAGGGTTTGATAAGATATAAACCCATGAATCATAATCACCACCCCTATTAACATACATATCTGTTTTACGTGCAGTATAGTAGGTAACATCTTCCCAACCTTCTCCTTTAGACGAAGGAGTTAATGTATAATGAGGACAATCTTGAACTGTTTTGTTCGTAAAATCATCTTTTAAAGAAATATATTTTTGGGCTTCTTCAACATTTATCCTTTCCATAATTTATTCAAATATAACTTTTATTTCACTTTCTCTAATTTCTCTAGGTCCTGAGTCATTATTAAAAAGTACCCTAGTAAAAATTCTTGCTGTATCCCCTACCATCTCATCGTCGTATAAAATTTGCTGGCGAGGTAAATAATTATACTTACTATAAGTAGCCAAAATACTTTCAGCATAGGGACAATCAAAACAAAAATGTTTAGGAATTTGATATCCTACAATATTCAGTGGGGGATGCAAACCAGAAATTTGTTCTAAAGTATAAGTAATATTCCCAATGGAAATTGGGTTTTGGTATGTCCTATCAGAAAACCAACTTAAAACAGAATACATGGGAGAAGTCCATTGTAAAGTATCAAATACCACCCAATAATCACTATCATATTGGGTTTCAATTAAGGGAACTCCATTAATAACATAATAAGGATTAAGTTCATCAAGTCTTCCTTGAATAGTAAAATAATTTAATCCTACAAATTTAACTCTCCAATAACCATCAGTGGAATCAAAATAAGAACCAGGAGAAACTATGGTATCAATAATAAACTCGGCACTACAATTCCCATCTAAACATGGGTATGGTTTAGGTGTTGTAGTTTCACAAGAAACAAATAAAATAATACTTAATAATAACAATAACTTTTTCATAACTCTATTTTAAAAAACTCGACTTTTCTCTTTAGATAAGTCAATATCCATACATACGTATATACGTTTATGACACAATATTTGTGGTAGAAAGATCGTATAAGCGATTGAAATATTTTACCTCCTTCACTAAGTCAGAACCTATAACCCTTCCTTTATATTCCTCCCCAACTACTATAAATGTAGCTTCACTCCATTGTATAGCACTTTTCAATGCTGCGTCAGAACCAAAAGCAACTACTTCATCGACATAGCGAATGGCCTCCATAACAGATTTACGGTGCATTAATGAATTAATAGGTCGGGTAGGTCCTTTAGAAGATTGAACACGCTCATCGGTATCTAACCCAACAACTAATCTATCACCTACTGATTGGGCATATTTTAATAGCTCAATATGGCCAGCGTGTATCACATCAAAACACCCATTAACCCAAACTGTGGTTTGTGGTTTAGTGACCTGGGAAATTTCGGGCGTAATAATGCCCTCCATTCCCATAATCACTTTATTCGCAATTCCTCTTTTTCCTTTATACATAACTAAGAGCTAATTGATATAATTCTTGATTAACTTTCGTATCCTGTTGGAAGTTCTTGATTTTACGGGCTTTACGGGACTTAGCCCCGACACCGTAATCGAATAACCCGTGGATGAGTTTTTCCTGGATTACATTATACACGCTCCACATATCATCACCTTTATCCTCATTGCGAGTGGGTTCGAGGATGGTTTGTAGTTCGAAATTTTTTCCGTTAGTATCAAAACGTAATCCAATAGCTTCTAGGGCAAACTTCTCTTTTTCTTCTTGGGATAATTTCTTACCTTTTAGAGTATTCATACATTCTACGGTTAGTGGCAATTTCTCAACGATTTCGTTGATTACTGCGGATAATTCATTAATATCGTAACCCATATGGCGAATCTTCATTGAGGCAAATTCGGCATCTGCGATAACTAGACCATTTGAACAAACTAAACGATACAAACCGGCTTGGAATTTAAAAGCATTTTTTCCATCGTGGGAATTGGTCATCAAAATACGAGGAAAAACTACATCTCCATCTTTACCATCGATACGGAGTTCATCATTACCGAATACAACTAGATGCTTCTGGTATCCCTGGCCTTTACGGGCACGAACTTGTTTAGTATCAACAACTCCCCACCCCAAAGCAGACATATCGTCGATTACCTTTTCGGTGGAGATGTGAACATAATGTTTTGAGGTGTTCATTTTATCGGCCTTCATAGTAAATACTGAAGGGGCGATTTCACGAATTTGCTCTTTTGTCAAAAATTCGTTCTTGTCTTGCTTAATTGAATACATCATAACTTTTATTGTTTAATTAATAAACTAGGGCTAACATTAAATACATGACCTCCCTTACCTCTAACTTTAATATTCTTAGAATTAATTTTAATAATCTCAAACTCATCATTTGGATTCATAGTTTTATGGTCAATACTTACAGTATCACCAACTTGAAAATCATTCTTAGTGGCGCGAATAACCTGCTCACCTTTAATGGCCTTCATTTTAACACTTAAACCATCAACACCAAAACTAATAGTACCTAATGAAATGTTAACACCATACTGCTCTTCTAATTGAGCTACTGCTAAATGAAAATCTCCTTTAAACTTTTGAACTTCTACCTTTGTCATAACTCTTATTTCTTATTACATGGTAAATATACGAAAGAACCCTCGGGTAGCCAAATCTTACTGCGCAGGAAGCGTTAAGGAGCAATAGAGAGCCCAATATTTCCTGTAGCTTGTATAGTAGCATCACCTGATAGGATTGTAATAGCAGGAGTCCATACAATAGAAGAAGTACCTTGTGGCTCAATTACACCGGCAAAGTGATTTCCATATTCATCTAATACAACATCTGTAACATTAGTGTAAGTAAAAGTACTTCCTGAAAAAATTAATGGGGAAGTTTCTAAAAATGTAGCAGAAAAAACCAAATAACAACTCCCTGGAGTAGCTTTGTTGGTGATAGTGAGGGTGTATGGTGTGCCAGCGGTGAATCCTTGTGCCGCTATAATTCCATCTCCATCTAATTGTTCAGGTGTGTACGTTGATGCCATAGTATATACTTTTGTCGATGCGTAAAAATTTGTTAAAAAAAGAATTTCGTGTCTCGTGAATAAATATACGAAGGGGGTAAATGGGAAACACGTTTCAATTTATGGGGTATATAAGTATATACTAAATCGATGGTCGAGGATCGTGTTTGCGCTGTTTTTACGTCCAACGCCCCTCTTCCACGTATCCACGCGTATATGGATATCGGCGTACATGGGATATACATGCGATATGCGTACGGCGTACCACCGCCCCACCATCCTAATACGATACGCCCACTCCAGATATTATATATTATTATCTCCTCCACCGATACAGATTACGTACGGGTGAAGATGGTTATACCATTAGATGTGGTACTGGGTATTGTTGTTGTAAGTACGTTCACCGTGGTTATTACCATCGATTAATCCTCCCACACCATAATGGTGCCCGGATCATACCATTCGAAGTACCACCCAGCACGCTCCACCATCGCGTGTAATTTGGGTTCGATACCA